TGCCGCTGCACGTCTACCGCCGCCGCGCCGATGGCGGCAAGGAACGCGCGGCCGATGCCCCGCTGTACAGCCTCCTGCACCACGCCCCCACGGGCCGCCTGACCAGCTTCAGCTGGCGCGAGATGCTGCAGACGCATCTGTGTCTGCGCGGCAACGCCTACGCCCTCATCTTCCGCGACCGCGACGGCAACGTGCGGGAGCTGTGGCCGCTGCACCCGGATCGGGTCGAGCCGAAGGAAAACGCCGACCTGTCCGTGACGTACTGGGTGCGGCTGCGCGATGACCAGGCGGCCAAGCCGTACCCGGCCCGCGACATCCTGCACATCGTCGGCCTGTCCGTCGATGGCCTGGTCGGCCGCAGCCCCGTGCAGGACGCGCGCTACGCCTTCGAGGTGGCCGACGCCACGGCGCAGACGGCCAGCAGCCTGTATACGCGCGGCTTCCGGCATGGCGTGGTGCTGACCCACCCGAAGAACCTGAGCCAAGCCGGGCAGGACATCCTCGCCAGCAGCTTCGCGCGCCACTACGGGCCAGAGGGCGGCGAGTACCCGATCGTGCTGGAAGAGGACATCAAGGTCACGACGTTGACCATGACGCCCGATGATGCGCAGTTCTTGGAAACGCGCAAGTTTGCCCGATCCGAGATTGCCAGCCTGTTCCGGGTGCCGCCGCATCTGATCGGCGACCTCGAGCGCGCCACGTTCTCCAACATCGAGCAGCAGAGCATCGAGTTCGTCACGCACTGCATCCGCCCGTGGCTGGTCCGCTGGGAGCAGGCGCTGACCCGTGCGCTGGTGCCGGCCGACTCCGACCTGTTCATCGAGTTCTCGATGGAGGGGCTGCTGCGGGGTGACAGCGCCAGTCGCGCTGCGTTCTATCGGTCGATGTTCCAGATCGGCGTGTACGACACCAACGAGATCCGCGCGATGGAGAACGCCAACGCCATCGACGGCGGCGACGTGCGGTACGTCGAGGGAAATCTGATGCGGCTCGGCTCCACGGGAGTGGCAGCCGGTGCGGGGGCCGCGCCTGCTGCGCCACAGGAGGCGGTGGCATGAGCACCAAGCGGCTGGTGGTGGCGCTGGACGCCAAGGGGCTGGACGCCGACGGGGAGGGCACGTTCGAGGGCTACGGCTCGGTCTTCCATGTGCGGGACACCTATGGCGACGTGGTGATGCCTGGTGCCTTCACGCGCACACTGGCCGACGCGCAGAGCAAGGGCCGTGCACCCGCGATGCTGTGGCAGCACGACTACGACCGGCCCATTGGCGTGTGGGAGTCGATGCGTGAAGACGGTCACGGCCTGGTGGTCAAGGGCCGCATCGCCACGCAGACGCGCGACGGGCGCGACGCCTATGAGCTGCTGAAGCTGGGCGCGCTGACCGGGCTGAGCATCGGCTATCGCACCAAGAAGTCGGTCTGGGACGAGCCGAGCAAGACGCGGCAGCTCACCGATGTGGACTTGTACGAGGTCAGCCCTGTCGTCTTCCCCGCCAATGACGCCGCGCGCGTCAGTGCGGTGAAGGGTGACGGGCTGCCGACCGTGCGGGAACTGGAGGACGCCCTGCGGGATGCCGGACTGTCCAGAAAGCAAGCCAAGGCCATCCTGGCCGATGGCTGGAAGGCGCTGCGGGACGCCGCGCTCGATGACGAGGATGCCGTGGTGCAGACACTGCGCCAGGCCGCCAAGGAGCTGAGAGCATGAGCGAAATCAATGCGGCGCTCGACGAACTGAAGCGCGCGAATTCGGAGTTCCAGCACACGCTGACGCGTCGTGTGGACGAACTCCAGACGCGGGGTGCCGTGCATCCCGAGACGGAAGCCAAGCTGGCCCGCATCGCCGAGTCGATGGACGGGCTGAAGGCCAAGGCCGACGCCGAAGAGGCGCAGCGCGTGGCCCTCAAGCGCATCGTGGACGAGCAGGACGCCCGTCTGCAGAAGCTGGCCGCGATGGGCGTGGACGGCAAGGGCGAGGGCCTGACGCCGGAGCAGCGCGAGCAGAAGGCCGCCTTCCTGAAGTTCGTCCGCAAGGGCGCGGACGTGCTCAACGGCGACGAGCAGAAGGCCATGTCGGTCGGCTCCGACCCCGATGGCGGCTACCTCGTGCCCGCCGACATGTCGGGCCGTGTCGTCTCGAAGATCTTCGACACGAGCGCCATCCGCACGATCGCGTCCGTCCAGAGCATCAGCACCGATGCGCTCGAGGGCCGGACCGACGTGGCCGAGGCCAACGCGGGCTGGGTCGCGGAGACGGGCAGCCGTGACGCCACGACCTCCCCGACGCTCGGCAAGTGGCGCATCCCGGTCCACGAGCTGTACGCGATGCCGGAAGCCACGCAGAAGCTGCTGGACGATGCCGGCGTCGATGTCGGCGCGTGGCTCGAGGGCAAGATCGCCAGCAAGTTCTCGCGCCTCGAAGAGACGGCGTTCGTCACGGGCGACGGCGCGGGCAAGCCCCGCGGCTTCACGACCTACACCACGGCGACCACCGTGGACGACTCGCGCGCCTGGGGCACGCTCCAGCACGTGGCGTCGGGGTCGTCCGGTTCGTTCGGGACCGATCCGAACGGCGTGAACAAGCTGCTGGACCTGATCGGCTCGCTGAAGCCGCACTTCCTGCCGGGCGCGCGGTTCGTCATGAGCCGCATCACGCAGACCAAGGTGCGCCAGCTCACCGACGCCTCGAGCGCGGGCAAGTTCGTCTTCGTGCCGTCGTTCCAGGCGGGCGTGCCGAACACGCTGCTGGGCTACCCGGTCATCATCGCCGACGACATGCCGGCGTACTCGACGGCCAACGCGCTGGCGGTGGCCTTCGGTGACTTCGCCAGCGGCTACCAGATCGTGGACCGGCTCGGCATCAGCGTGCTGCGTGACCCGTACACGAACAAGCCCTACGTGCGGTTCTACGCCGTCAAGCGGGTCGGCGCGGACGTGGTGGACTTCGAGGCGATCAAGTTCCTGAAGATGGCCTAGTCGGCGCAGGGACATCACAGGGAGAGACGCACATGCGAGACAACGTCAACAGCTTCAAGATCGTGAACGCCCTCGGCTACGCCGCGCGCACCGCCACCGTCAGTGGCGAGGTGATCGACGTGCAGGGCTACGACAAGGCCACCATCGTCGTGCAGGTCGGCACCGTGACCACGGCCGACGCCACGAACAAGTTCGCCATCGACCTGTACCACGGCGACCTGGCCAGCGGCACCGACGCGACCACGGTGCCGGCCGCCCAGCGCATCGGCTCGGCGTTCGACATCGACGCCAGTGGAGATGCCGACAAGACGGGTGCCTTCGGGTACCTCGGCAACAAGCGGTACATCCGCCTGCAGGCCACCGAGTCGGGCACGGCGTCGGTCGTGTTCGGCGCGACCGCGCTGCTCGGAGCCGGGGCGCAGCAGCCATCGCAGGCTGCCGACCTGAACTAGCCATGCAGCAGGTGCTGATGCGCGAGCACAAGGCCGTGATGGATGCCGGGCGGGAGCGCACGTTCTCGCCGGGCGTCACCTACGAGCTGCCTGACGGCTTGGCGCAGCAGTGGTGCGCGTCGGGGGCGGCCACGAGCGTGGCCGCTCCGGTGCGCGAGGTGAAGGCCCACAAGCGGGATCGCGCGTGAGCCTGGCGTCTGCAACGCGATCGGCGTGGCGCTACCGCAGCGGCGGGCCGGTAGTGGTGCTGCCGCCGGCCGGCTGCGTGGTGTCGCTGCCGATCTTGCGGGCGCATGTGGCGCAGCCGCTCAACGACGATGACGCCATGCTCGACGCGCTCGAGCTGGCCGCGCAAGCGTGGGTGGAAGCGTATCTGGGCCGGGCCGTGCTGCTGCAGACGCGTGAGGTTGCCTACGACGGCGATCCGGGGCGCGTGGTGTGGCTGCCAGAGCCGGTGACGGCCCTCACATCGGTCACGGTGTATTCCGAGGCCGACGCCGCGACGGTCGTGGCCGGCACGGTATACGCGCTCGACACGGCCGGCGCGGCCCTGCCGCGGCTGGTGCTGCGCGATGGCCAGCTGTGGCCGGTGTCGCTGCGGGACCACAGCAGCCTGGTCGTGCGCTACACGGCCGGGTGGGCCACGGCCTACGCGGTGCCGCAGGCCATCAAGCAGGCGGTGCAGTTGCTGGTGGCGCACTGGTACGAGCAGCGGAGCGCGGGGCTGGCGGGCGGCATGGGGCCAGTGGCGTATGGCGTCGAAGCGTTGCTGATGCCGTACCGGGTCCGCACGGGGGCGCGGTGATGCTGGGCCGCCTGCGTGACCGGGTGACGTTGTACACGCGGGCCGTGACCAACAGCGGCGGCGCGCTCGTGAACACGTTCACGGCGGTGCAGCCGTCGAGGGTGCCGGCCGCGGTGGAGACACCGAGCAGCGCCCGCATGGAACGGCAGTTCGGCAGCCAGGTGGCCCCGGTGGCCAGCCATCTAGTGACGCTGCGGGCATGGACAGCGGTCGATGTCGGGGACCGGCTCGTGTGGCACGACGGCAGCACGGATCGCGCGCTCGAGATCACCGGCAAGGCGGCCACGGGTGGCCCGATGCGGCGCTGGCTGTCGTTGGCCTGCGAGGAACGGGATCTCGCATGAGCGCGCGGGCCGGCGTGACGTGGACCGGGCTGGACGAACTGGGGCGCGAGTTGCGGGCGCTGCCGGAGGTGCTGCAGCGCGAAGCCGACCGCATCACGCGCGAAGCGGCGCAGGCGCATCTGGCCGAGGTGCGGCAGGTATTCCCGGTGAAGGACAAGACGGGCAACCTGCGGCGCGGCAATCGGCTCGAAGTGCGCGGCCCCATGAAGTACGTCGTGCGGAATGCGGCCCCGCACAGCCACCTCTATGAGGACGGCTACGACCACGTGTCGGGCCGGCGGGTGGCGGGGCATGACGTGTTCGTGCCGGCGGCGGCAGGCATTCGGGCGCGCATGGTGGACCGGCTGCGTGGGCTGCTGACAGAGGTGGCCACCCGCAGCGGACGCATGAGGGCCGCGTGAGGACGCTGAGCGCGGCACTACATGCGCGCGTGACGGGTGATGCGACGGTCGCCAGCCTGTGCCCTGGCGGCATGTGGCTTGACGTGGCCCCGCCCCCAGCACAAGCGGCGCGGCCCGTGGTCGTGTTCAGCCTGCGCGGTGCGCCGATTGAGGGCGAGTCCATGCGCTGTGACGCCATCGTGCGGCGGTTCACGTATGGGCTGACCGTCGAGGGCACGCAGGACCAGGCCGCGGCGGTGCGCAATGCGGCGGCCCGCTTGGAGGACTTGCTGCACCGCACGCCGTGGACGGCGACGGGGTGGCACATCGCACGGGTGGCGTTCACGGATGTGACCGAGCGCGCCTATGTCGATGGAGACAGCCGGCTGTTCGCAGTGATCGGGCAGTTGGAGATCGTGGCCGAGCAGAGCTAGGCCAAGGGAGAGCACACGATGGCAAGAATCCAGGGCGACAACGGCGCGATCGAGATCAACACGACCGGCACCACCTACGAGGCGATCGCGTGCTTCCGGCAGTACACCATCAACGAGCCGCGCGCCTACTCGGACGCGACCTGTATGGGTGATACGAACCTCGTCTATGCCGAGGGCAAGCGCGACTTCAGCGGCTCGGGCGAGTTCATGGTGGACACGGCCGACCTCGACGTGCTGACCACCATCCGCAGCGGCGGCACCAAGACGCTGCGCGTGTACCTCGACAAGACGACGGCCACGACCACGTACTACCAGGGGTCGATGTTCATGTCGGGCGGCGTCACGGTGGCCCTCGGCCAGCCGGTGAGCGGCCAGGTCGAGATTCGCGCGGCCGGCAACATCAGCTTCACCACGCCGTAAGCCGTGAGCGGAATGCTCCTGCAGGGGCATGCGGTGTCAGGCATCGGCGGCGCGCTCTATGTCGCCGGTCGCCTGGCCGCAGGACTCGAAACGTGGCGCATGCAGGGCGACACCTGCACGTTCACGGTCCTGCCCGACACCGTGGACCCCATGTGGCAGTACGGCAAGGTGTCGCACTTGTCGCTGTTCTACTTCGGCAAGCACTGGGTCTACACCGTCCAGTCCGGGTTCATTGCCGATCGTCGTGTCGTGTTCCAGTGGCCGTCATGGGGGCGCTTCCCGTATGCGCCCGGTGCGCGGCTACCCATGCTCTGAAGGGAGCACCCTGCCCATGTCCACGAGCCGCCCAGCCGCGTGGCCTGACATCGCCGCGACGACCGCGATCACGCTGCCGTCCGGGTACGTCATCCAACTCCGTCAGGAGCTGGACACCGAAGCCTATTACACGCTGAACGACATCCTGCTTGAGATCGCGCAGATGGGATGGCGCGAAGCCCGCCCCGATGAGATCCCGGCCGACTGGACGCCGACGCCTGGGCAGCCGGTCTACCGGGTGCGCGAGTTCACGCGCGACCACCGCGCGCACCTGCGCGAGCTGAATCGTGACGTGGTGCTGCTGTGGCTCGATGCGTGGGATATCCGCCCGCCGTTCGCGCCGGAGAGTGCCCCGCCGATGCCCGTGACGCGGGACGCGCTGAAGAACCTGCGCCGTGAGATCACGCAGGAGATCGACGACGCCGTGGGCCGGCATCAGCAGCCGCTGCTGGACGAGATTGCCGGGCTGTTCAAGGCAGGCCCACGGGGAAACGAGGAGGCCGCCCCGTTGACACCTGGCGAGATGTCGTCGTCGGGGTCGGCCTCCGCACGCACACGCCGCCGCACGCCGTCGCCCGGTGGCCCATCCGCTGGTTCGCCAGCACGCTGAACGCCATCCGCCGAGAAGACGCCGACACCGAAGCCGCGACACAGACGCCCCCGAGACCCCGCTAACCCATGGCCATCCAAGCGACGTTCACCGCTGATACTCGCCCGCTCGAGCAGGGCATGGAGCGCGTGGCGGCGTCGATCGCGAAGACGAAGCGGGCCACGGGTGACGCAGATCGGTCGCTGAAGGCCATGGGCAGCGCGTTCGATGGAACGCGTCTGGAAGGCACCGCGCTACGCATGGCCGAGGGCGTGCGCAAGGTGGGCGGCGCGGCCAAGCTGACGGCCGACGAGTTCCGGCGCGTCGAGCGGGCCGTGGATAGCGCGCTCGACGCGATCCGTGTCAAGGGGGGCACCGCCAGTGCCACACTGACCGGCCTGAAGCGAGAGCTGGACGGCCTCAAGTCTGCGGCCACGGACGGCAGCAAGAGCTTTGCAGGCATCAGTCTCTTGCAGGGCGCGGTGGCCGGGTTGTCGGCCGCCGTGGCCACGCAGGGACTCAGCGCGGTGCGGTCGCTGGTGTCGGGGGTCGTCGAGTCATCGGGTGCGATTGCCGACCTGTCCTCCAAGACGGGGCTGAGCACGACCGAGATTCAGCGGCTCGGCTATGCCGCCCAGCAGACCGGGGCCAGCGTGGACACCATCGCGGGGGCAGTGTCGCAGCTGTCCAAGCGCCTGGTGGAAGGCGGCACCGGCACGGTTGCTGCGGTGGCCCAGCTCGGGCTGTCCTTCGACGAACTGCAGCGGCTCAGCCCGGCGCAGGCATTCGAGCAAATCGCAGACGCGATTGCGCGCGTGCCTGACCCGATGCAGCAGACCCAGCTGGCGATGGAGTTGTTCGGCCGCAGTGGAGCCGAGATCCTGCCCGCGATCAAAGCGGGCATTCGCGATCTCGGCGACGAAGCGGAGCGGCTGGGCCTGGTCATCAGTGATAGCGCCGTGCGTGCGCTGGATGATTTCGGGGACCGCTGGGATCGCATGGCACTGCGGGCCAAAACGGCCGCCGCGGGTGTCATTGGCGACACGCTCACGCTCATCGACGCCATCAGCAGCGCCGGGAGTGCGGCGGCGAAAGCGATCCCCACGGAACTGGCCGACAGCGTGATCGGGCGGCGGTTGTCGTCGGCGGGGCCGTTTGGACTCGGCGCGGCCTCGTTGTACGGCCTCGGCACCAACTTTGCCACCAAACTGCTGCCCTTCGACGGCAAGCTGCCAGAGCCGATCACTGCGCCCTCGCGGCCCGTCGTGAACGACGCCGACATCACGCGGCTACTGAAGCTGACCGAGCAGGCCGAGCGGGCGACGGTCAAGTATGGCAAGGCCGCCGCAGCGTCTGCGGCGTCGGTCGGCAAGGTGTCGGACGCGCAGCGGGACATGAACCGCGACGTGGCCAAGGCGTATCAGGTCACGGCGCAGGCCACGCAGGGCTGGGAAGAGTACGGCGGAGCCATCGAAGAGGCCGCCACGTGGATGCTGGCGTATGCCGAGGCCAATCAGACGGCCAACCTCGGCACCATCAAGGAAGCCAGTAACCCGTTCAATTCGATCATGAACGGGCCGTACTTCCAGCAGATCACGGACGGTGCCCCGCGGCAGGCGGCGGCCACGGCGCGGTCGTGGCAGCAGTCCATGCGCGGCGTGGTGCAGGCATTCGCGTCCCTGGCGCAGATTGCCGGGCCAAGCCTTGATGGCGTGACGCGCGGGCTGGGCACCGTGATTGCGTCGGCGGATGCGTCCACGCAACTGGTGGAGGCGCTGGGCGAGCGGTTCTCCGGGCTGACCGACAAGGCCAGCGGCAACCTCTCTGCAGGCGGCCGGGCGCTGTCGGGCGGGCTGGCCGGGCTGACGACTGGGCTGCAGATTGGCGGCTTGTTCACGAACCGTGGCGCAGGCTTCGCGGCGGGCGCGGTGAGCGGCGCGGCCACGGGCGCGATGGCGGGCGGCTTCATCGGGGCCGGCGTCGGCGCGGTCGTGGGTGGGCTGGCCGGGCTGTACAGCGCCAACCAGAACCGCAAGGCGCAGGCGCAGCAGATGGAGGCGATGCGCCAGCAGATCATCGCCTCGTATGGCACGCTCGACGACTTCAAGCGCGTGGTGGAGCGCACGGGGTACTCGTGGGAGTACTTCACGTCGCTGTTCAATAGCAACAAGCCGGAGACGTTCCAGCGCGCCGTCACCAGCCTGAATACCGCCATCGCCGAGCAGAAGTCACGCGCCGATAAGCTGGTGGTCAGCCTGAACAAGGTCGCCGCCGCCCAGGGCGCGCTGTCGCAGTCGCAGCTGGCGCAAATGCGGCTGACGCGGCCGGGCGATCCGGGCTACGACGAGATCAACCAGTTCCTCGAGGGCCAGGTGGCGCAGGCCGAGACGGGCATCGTCGCCGCGGTCGATGCGCTGGGCCGCTACACGGGCAACGCGCTGCAGGACTTCGGCGGCAGCGTGAACGCCGCGGCGGCGGGGCTGGCGGCGCTGTTCGGGGAAGCGGTCGCGCGCGGCGAGTCAGCGGTGCAGATCATCGGCCGGCTGGGCGGCGCGATGGGCACGCTGCAGGGCATCTACGAGCGCAACGGCGGCACGATGCCGACCGGGCTGGCGGGCATTTCGGATCTGGCTGGCATCGTCAACGGGCAGAACACGGGCATCGCGGTCCAGACGGCCAGCGGCCTCGGCTCGGCGCTGGCGGGCTTCCAGAATACCGGCGTGTTCGCGGCCATGCCGGAGCTGTTCACCGACATTGCCAACGGCATCGGCAGCGCGTGGCGGGCGCTCGAGCAGTTCGGCGGCGGCGGCCAGCGCGGGCTGGCCATCTTCGCGCCGTACCTGCAGACGCTGTGGGAGATCCTCGACGCCAACCCGCAACTGCGCAGCCAGTTGGACGAGCAGACGCGCTCCCTGCTGGAACTGGCCGAGGCGAATGGCGTGGTGGGCGCGGCGCAGCGCGATGCGGCCGAGAAGCAGATCGAAGCCATCGACCGGCTGATTGCCAAGCTGGATGAGTGGCTGTCGAAGCTGGGCCAGGTGGCGAATGCGCCGATGCCCTCCGGCCCGGCTGCGCCCCCGACCGGCACGGGCACACCTGGCGGCGGCAACAGCGGTAGCGGTGGCGACTACGACGGGTTCGCCATCGGCAGCGGCGGCGTGCGTGACTTCGGGCGGGAGTCACTGGTGCGGCTGCATGGGCGCGAAGCCGTGCTGACCGAGGCGCAGTACAACGACCTGCAGGCGCGGGCGCGGATGGGCGTGCGGATGTCGGCTCCGGCGTGGGGCGGCAGCATGCGCGTCGAGGCTCCGGTGTACCTCAACGCGCGGCGCGTGGGCTTGGGCGTGGCCGAAGTCACGCCGGGCCTGCTCCAGACCTACGGGGTGCGGTAAGCCATGGCCGTCACCGTCACCATCAACGGCACCGACCGCACGGCCTGGCTGGCCGATGGCACGCTCGACATCGACAAGCATTTCGGCGTGGAAGTGCTCGAGGCCACGCTGTATGACCGTGGCGCGGTGTCGTCGGCGTTCCGGCCCACGCTGGGCCATGCCGTGCGCGTGACCCATGACAGCGGCCTGGTCTTCGAGGGGCCGATTGTCGAAGTGGAAGAGCGGCCCCTGCTGCACGAGTCGGGCACCGCGATCCGCCTGACGGCCAAGGACTACACCGCCGTGCTGGCCACGATCGTCGTGGACCGGCTGAGCATCCCGGCACAGGATGTCCTGCTCACGTGGAACAACCTGTTCGATACGTACCTCGACCCGTTGGGGTACACGAACCTGTCCGCGGCCAGCGGCGGGCCGAGCATCGACGCCATCGAAGTGGAGCACCAGACGCTCGCGGATGTGCTCGCGCAGATTGCGCAGCTCGCGGGCTGGTTCGTCCGCATCAACGGTGACAAGGAAGCGGATCTGGTCAACCCCGGCACGCTCGCGGCTCCGGTCGTGCTGAGCGTGGCCAATGGCAACATCCGGCAGGACGGCATCGGCGTGTCGCAGTCGCGCGTGCAGCGGGCGACCAGGCTGTGGGTGCGGACGGGCGGCACCGGCACCACGACGTACACCACGAGCATGGTCGGCAACGGCACGATCACGACGTTTCCCGTGCCGGTGGAGCCGTCCACGGCCCCGACGCAGGTGACGGAGGGCGTGACCACCTACACGCTGGGCGGCGGCACGTGGTCGTGGGATGCCACGGCGCTGGCCATCGTGCGCAGCTCGGCGCTGGGTAACGGCACGACGGTCAGCGTGTCCTACCCGGTGGAGTTCCCGGCATGGGTGCGCGTGTGGGACGCCGGCACGCAGACCAGCACAGGCGCGTTCAGTCCTGCCGTGTGCGTCGATGCCATCGTGGAGGCGGCCGAGCAGACCGATCTCGGGCAGGCCCGCGCGTGGGCCACGGCCGAACTCGCGCGGCGCGTGAGCCAGCCGAAGCGGGTAGCCCTCGTGACGGACGCGCCTGGCTTCTACCCGCTGCAGGAAGTGACGATCACGATTAGCGATCGTGGCATCACTGGGGCCTATCTGGTGGAGCGGGTGCGTGTCGCGGTGGAAGATAGCGATCGCGTGCTCTACGAGCTGACGTGCGTTGAGGGTGACGTGCTGGGCCGCGCCTGGTTCGAGTACTTCAAACAGCGCAGCCAGACCACGGGTGGCGGCGTGGCCGTCACGGGCACGGCGACGACGGGCGGCGGCAGCACCTCCACGAGCACAGGCGTGGCCCGTATCCCGCTCGGCGGCGACAACTACTTCGGCGACAACCCCACCAGCTGGACGGATGTGCCTAACGCGATCCCGGTGCGCTTCGGCGGGGCCGCGATGGCCGGCACGTGGACGCTGCGCGGGTACCGGCGCGTGACACACACGACCAGCCCGACCACTTCAGTCGAGCTTCGACTGTATGACGCGACCAATGCCGTGGTGCTCGCGAGCCTGACCGGCACGACCAGCACCACGTTTGCCTCAGCCACGACGACCTTTGCCGCCCCGCTGACCGAGGGCGTGGTGCTGCTGCAGTACCGCATCACGGGCGGCGGCAGCGACCCGGCCGAGGCCCGCGTGGGCCAGTGCAGCTTGGAGAAAGACTAGCCATGCGCGTGCATCGGGACTCCCCCGTGACTATCGCAATGCTGCTGCTGTACGTGCTGGCGGCACTGCTCGTGCTCGTGGACGTGGCCGCTGGGCAGACGGCCAGCGCCGACCGGCTCAGTGTGGGCGGCAGCAAGTTGCGACCGGATGCCAGCACCACGGTTCGGCTCGACGGGCTGGCCACGACGGGCGGCACGTTCGCGCTGTTCACGGACGGCGACGGCGACGTATCTGAGCGCGTGCTGGTCAATGGCGATCTGCCGGTGCCGCTCACGATCCCCGGCGTGATCTCGGCCAGTGGCACCACAGGGCTGCCCACGGGCACCGCTGGCTCGGTGTGGCTCGCGGGCGGCTTCGGCACGCCCAATGCGGGGCGGATGTTCTTTGGCGACGGCACCGGCTGGAAATTCCACATCGCGTCTCGTGTGGGCGGCACGACCACGGATCGCGTGACGTTCAGCGATAACGGGCGCGTGGAGTTCGGGCAGGACGCGCTGCCACTCTTGGGCTACAGCGGCAATCTCGGGGCGCTGGATCGGAAGTGGCTGACGCTGCACGCCGCTGAGCTGTGGGTGGAGACGCTAGTGGCGCAGAACACGCTGGCCACGATCGGCGGGCGCGTGCTGGTGGGGCCGACGACGCCGCTGATCGCGGACGTGTCGGCCGGGGCGACCACGATCGATGTGAAGTACAACAACCTGGCTAGCGGCGATCGCGTGTACCTCGAGGCGAATGGCAAGGTGGAGTTCCTGGCCATCACGTCAGGGGCGAGCGCCATCACGGGCGGCTTTCGCTACAGCGTCACGCGCAACCTCGACGGCTCAGGGGCTGACACGTGGGCGGCGGGTGATGCCGTGTTCAATACCGGCAGTACCGGCAGCGGCTTCATCGATCTGTACAGCGTGCGCGGCGTGAAGGCGGGCAGCGAAGTCGGCCCAACCATCGTGGGCAATGTGCGGCTGTCGAGCACTTACAACGACTGGGCACCACGCTGGGCCATCGGGCAACTGAATGGCCTCTATGGCATCGCCACGAGCACGTATGGCGCGGCCTTTGGCGACCCGTCTGACGTGAACACGCTCATCACGGCAACCTCGTGGAAGCTGCGCGACGGCACCACGGATAAGTTCAGCCTGGACGGGGCCACCGGCAACCTGTCGCTCACCGGTAACCTGACCGTGAGCGGCAGCGGGGCCTTCGTCGGCAGCGGCATCACGATAGACAGCACCGGCATCGCGTCGGCCGTGCCGAGTGGCGCGGTCGCCGATGGGAACTCGTTCCGGTTCGCCTTCAACGCGAACGGTATGACCGCCGGCGGGCTGTACGCCTACACCGACGCCACGAACAACGTGCTGATGAATCGCATGACGGGCGTGTCGGCCAGCGATAACTACCGGGTGGAGCTGGTGGCGCAGAACGAAGCGCCGACCGGCGCAGGCACGGTCACCAGCCAGCTCCTGAGCGGCCCGACGGGGCTGCAGTGGTCGGCCAGCGTGAATGACGGCGCAGGGGCCAGTAACTCTTTGGAGCTGACCAAGGCGGATCTCTACATCGACGGCGTGGCCGGGCAGACGCAGACGGTCACCGTGCGGAACAGCGCCGGCACCGGCACCTGCACGCTGATCTTCACGCAGGGCATCAAGACGGGGGGCACCTGCTGATGCCATGCACGCCGTACCCCGCCACGCAGCCCTGCGACGGCCCGACGCCTGTGCACGTCGACCCATACCAGCCCACGGTGGTGCAGCCGCTGCCGTGGGACGACGAACTGCGCCCAGCGCACGACGTGCCGGCCCCGGCCCCGCTGGTACTGACCGTGCTGGCGCTGGCGGCGCTGGCCCATCGACGGAGGACGCGATGACGCGCTGGCTCATGGCAGGACTGCTGGCCACGCAGGTGGCCGGCGCGGCCCCAGCGGCCCCGGCGCTGTCGCCGCTGCACCAGGCGCAAGCCGAGGCCCATCTGGCGAAGGTGCGGGTGCTGCAGCTTGAGATCCAGCTGCGGCAGCAGGCGCTGAGCGTGGAGCGGACGGCGCTCGAGCAGGCGATTGCGGCGGCCCATCCGGGCTGGCGCATGGACTGGCAGGCCGGGCAGCTGGTGCCGGTGAAGACGGAGGGTGGGCAGTGATGGAGGCGCATTGGCTGCTCGACCAGTTCACACTCGGCAACCTGTTCACGATCCTGTCGCTGGCCATGTCGGTGGGCTGGCAGGCGCACCGGCTGCAGGCCATCGAACGTGACCTCGTGAAGCTGCAGAAGCAGCAGGTGGAAGACATGCGGCTGATTGCGACCACCTACGAGCGCCGGGACGTGATGGCGGTCACGCTGCAGGGCATCCAGGTGCAGCTGCACGCCATTCAGCAGACGCTGACCCGGCTGGAGCAGCAGCGATGACCACGCAGGAGATCAAGGAACTGCTGACCGACCAGCAGGCCGTGGCACTGACCATCTTCGGGGAAGCGCGGGCCGAAGGCGCGCTCGGGCAGATCGCGGTTGGCTGCGTCATCCGCAACCGGCTGGCCAAGCCGCACCGCTACGGCACGTCATGGAAGTACGTCGTCATGCGCCCGTGGCAGTTCTCGTGCTGGCACGAGGGCGGCGGCGCGGCCAACTTCGCCGCCGTGATGGCGGCGGCGGAGCGCGTCGTGTCGGGTTTCCAGCCGATGCCGCGCACGGCGCTGGCGCATGCGCTGTGGGTGGCCGAGGGCGTGATGGTGGCCGGGACGCCGGATGTCACGCGCGGGGCCACGCACTACCTCACGCGCGATCTGCTCCAGAGCAAGCCGCCCGCATGGGTCAAGGCTCCGGCGCGGCAGGTGGCCGAGATCGGCGCGCATGTGTTCTTCGATCAGGTGGCATGAAGGGATGGAGACGATGCCGAAGGTATGCGCTGCGGTTCTCGCCCTCGCGTGCGTGGGACTGCCAGCGGTCGCGCAGGCGCAGGTGATCGCGGGCACGTCGCTGTACGTCACACATGACGCCGTGTCGCAGGCGCAGGTGGCCAAATACGAGCTGTGCGCCGACACCGACTGCCGCGAGATCGGCGTGGTGCGGGTGGGCAGCACGGACACGCTGGCCCTGACGGTGCCGGCATGGGTGCCGCGGGGGCGGCGCGAGTTGACGGTGCGGGCCGTGTGGGCCGCGCCGCTGGTGGGCACGAGCGCGCCCACGAACGTTCTGACGGTGGCGGTCGTGGGTGGGCCTGAGCGGCTGCGCACGACGCCAGAGGAGGCGCAGCCATGAGTGTTCGTCGTGTGAAGTTCATGCTGTGGCTGCTCCTGCTGGGCGCGGCCGCGCCGGCAGCGGCGCAACTGCAGGCTCCCGTTCGGCTCGAGGTGGTCGAGCGGGTGGCCGCGGCGTGTCCCGGCTTCATCCTGCAGGATCACGCCTTCACGGATGCCGTCGCCACGCTGCTCTGGCGTGAGGATGCCCGCTGGGGCCGCAACGGCAAGCGGGGCAACGCGGGCGATCCATCGCACGATGCCATCGCCTGGCGCAACCCGGCCAGCCCGTTCGGCGTGAGCATCGTCGACATCATCGGCGCGGCAGGCAGCCCGGCTGCCTCGCCCGCGTGGATCGACCAGACGCAGGCCACCATCGACGCGCGCACCACGGGCGTGTGGGTGCAGCCGTCCGGTGTGCTGCCGGCATGCCTAGGCAACAGCGGCGGGGGCACGGTGCCGCCGCCTGTGGTCGTGCCGCCGCAGCCGCAGCCGCCCGCCGTCGACCTGACGCCCGTGCTGCTCAAGCTGGACGACATCGACGCGCGGCTGGCGGCCCTCGAAGCGCGGCCCGTGCCCGACACGGCCAGTTACGACGCCTTTGTGCGTGACATGACTGGCGACGGGCCGGATGGGCCGGGGCCGCTGCCGCCGCACGTGACCGACCTGAAGCAGCGCATCGATGTGATCCGCGTGACGTTGGAGCAGTTAGACGCATGGCTGCGCGGTCGCCGCGTGCTGAGGTACTGAGCATGGAAAGCATCTATCAGGCGTTCGCGTTCTCGGTGCTGCGGGCCGCGCTGCTCGTAGCCGGTGGGTGGCTCGTCAGCCGGGGCCTAGTCGATGACGCGCTCATGCGCGAAGTCGCCGCCGGGCTGGCGCTGATCGTCGTGACGCAGGCGTGGAGCTTCGTCCGCATCTACCGCCGGCAGTTGTACATGCGCTGGCTGGTGCTGCTCGGCCTGCGCGATACGCCTTCCACGCCGGTCGGCCTCATCGAAGCGGAAGCGCGGCAGCGGGTCAAGGCCGGGTGGGTGCCGTGAGCGACGAGCAGCCCAAGGAACCGGCTATCCCCGTCATCGCGCCCGTGCCGCTGCGCTCCCTGGTGGAGCTGCTAACACAGGCCGAACAGGACTGGCCGCAGAGCACGCAGAAGGGGGCCAGCGTGGCCTTCCGGGTAGACCAGCAGGGCGTGGCCGTGGTGGGCACGCTCACGCTGCATGACGACGTAGACGCCCGTGTGCTGGCCTCGCGCACGTATGACGGGCATTGGGAAGTGAGCGGCGCGATTCGCTGGACGCCGCGGCAGTAACAGCCACTCACCGGGCGCGGGCCACCTTCCCCGAGGTGCTCCCGGTGCCCGCCCTCCGCAGGCTGGGCGCAGGCGTGGGGCGGGTCCGCAGTCTTAGACGCAGGACAAGGAGAGACACATGGCCGGATTCGTGTTCAACGAGGGTGCGGAATCACTGCAGGACAACTCCATTGTGTGGGGCAGCGACACGATCCGCGTGCGCCCGGTCCTAGCATCGGCGCAGGCGGCGATCGACAAGGACGCTACCAGCATGACGTCGCTCGGGTCCACGGGCTACGACGTGACGCTGGCGAGCAAGACGCGGACGAAAGACACGACCAACGATCGGATCGTGTACGACGCGGCCGACTTCGTGTTCCCGGCAGTCGCGGCGATCGGCGCGATCGACCACTTCATCGTGTTCAAGTTCGTGTCCAACGACGCCGGCAGCACGCCGATCGCCAAGGTCGAGATGACCTCCGTGACTCCCAACGGGGGCGATGTCAACGTCACGATCTCGGCGTCGGGCCTCTTCTACACCCAGCAGTAAGGAGACGAGATGGCCGCCCCTTCGATGACATTCGCGACGGCCGGAAACATCCGGTCGTCCGCTTCGCTTGCGGCGAGTGCGTCCGCAAGCAACAACGTTGATTACTCCACCAAGATCGAGGGCCAGGTCACGGTCAAGAGCACCGGCGGCGGCACGGTGGCGTCTACCAACGGCTGCCGGGTGGAGTTCCTGCCGCGCTACGGGAGCACGCCAACGGACTCCACGATCGCGGTGCTGTCCTACACCATCCCGACCGTGGCGAGCACAGCGGCCAGCAAGACCTTCTATCTCGGCACGGGTAAGTACGTGGTGAAGGTGACGAACCTCGACGCCACGAACGCGATCACGGTCGAGATCACGGGCGACACGGTGGACGGGATCGCCTGATGGCTGGGCTGTGGATTTCGCGTCCGACACAGCGGCCGGCGGCGGGGGCGCGCATCAATTGGGCGCACCCGTTGACGGTCGGCCTCGGGGACTATTGGGACTGGGGGCTGGGCGACACGTACAACCTGGCCTACCCGCAGGATGCGACGTTTCCGGGCACCACGCGCCCGGCGCTGCGTGGGGACGGGTTCTACATTTCCAACGGTGACGGCGTGCAGTACGCACGGCATGACCGGGCCTATGGGGTAGGCGCGGACTTATCGCTCCTTCTTGAGATGACATGGGTGTCGAGCGACAGCACGTACAGTTGCGTGCTTGCCGCAGGGGGAGCCGGGGGCAACCTGGCGCTCTACCTCAACACGTCGGGCGAGATCCGCTTTTTCACG